GTGTCTACGGGCTCAGGGGCGCTGTCTACGGGTGCCGTGTCACCCGATCCGGCTGCTGGGGCAGGGGAGGGAGCAAGCCCCAGCTCTGCCATTTTTTCTGCATTGGCCGGATTAGTTGCGAATTCAAAAAATTCGCCAGGATCGTTGTCAAACAACTTCCTAATATCTGACGGAAGCCCCATAAAGCTCTCCATAGAGCTGTTAATCATCTCTAAGGCTTCCTTGTAATCTTTTACATCCGAAACATCGGCATACTGGGCAACGCCTCTATTTACGTGTTCGATAATACCTGTCCGATCGTTTCGCTTAATAATTTCCCGAATATCGCATTCTTTAAGAAAATGCTGTTGCGCCAGACTTTCGCCTGTCGTTTCAAACGCCAAGCGGTCATGACCGCCATAAGCTGTTACAAATTGTTGTTTTTTGGTCATTTTAATAACTCCTCTAACAATGCTTCACCTGTTACTGACAAAACTTGTTTACCTGTTTCTATGCCCCATTGGGTCGCGTCCAAAATAATCTTCTGCAATACCTGGCCGTCTATTTTTTTATAAACGGCCGCACCTTCACCAATTCGACCTAGACCTAAACCGTTTACTAACGATTCTATCCGCTTGCCCATTTCTCGATAGGGCATCGCTAATTCGTTAGCATTGCCTGACAATGCTTTTTCGAACGTTTCCAACATTTTTGACCCAAACACGTTTTTTGCCGTGTATTGGATTTGTGGCATTGTTAAATTTTCTGAATTTAAATATTTCAGAGTCCTACTTGCTATCCCTGCATCAACCGTTGTCTTAAAAGTTTGGGATAAAGCTGACGCACCTTGCGCCGCCTCTAAACCTACATTTGACACTGGCGCCATTGCGCCTGCAGGTGTGCTAGCGCCACCTTGACTATACGCTAATATTGGATTTAAACCGGCCGCCCTAAGATCTGCCATACGGCGCTGAAAGGCTGTGTTCGACATCCTTTCTTGAAAAGCCATTTGCCTGGCCGCTGCCGCTTTTCTCTGACTGTTTGCGAATAAACCGCCTATCGCCGAACCAGCCATTTGGCCTAACATTCGACCACCAACTGTACCTAGGCCAATTTTTGATGCTAACGCGCTAAACATTTATCCACCTTTATTGCAAAACCATCGGCCACACTGCATACAGCGTCAGCAAACTCAGGACGGTTATTAGCAATGAGCCAAGTAACCAAAGCACCAATCGCGATAGGAAGCACATAACGCCTAAAAGCAGCAGCAGCCAAAAAACCTCGTAAATCCATTCCATCACCTAAAAATGATCAATCAGGCCTGGCACTGAATAAACAGGCATCGGTCTTGCACACTTCAAGCTGAAAAACGCATCAAACAACAAATCAGGTTCTGACGGTACTGCTGCCACACGATCAATCGGTGGATTTTCCTCGATGAATGAAGCATTGAGTGCTGGCAGTGATGCAAAGTCTTGCGCTACATGCCAATTATCCAACGACGCTGAAGCATCTGACCGCATTACACCTGTGATCATGCTCGGCTTATAACGATATTCCGCATACCGTTCTTGATAACCGAATACTGCATCGTCATTTGCCGACCCATCGGCGTAAATTTCCTTATTAAGTACAGCTTGTTCACCTAGGTGGGCGAGGGCAGGCCAATAAAAATCCCACCTGTCTTGACGAGACCACATCCTGTTAAGGCCTTGCTGATAATTCAAATCAGCAAAAACACATGCCATACCAATAATTACACTATGTTCTGTGAACGATTTATTAAAACCACCCATTCGGCCAGACGTTGTGCCGAATGCAGACATATTGCCTTGAGGGGTTGTTCCGTCTGTTGATGACGTCTGAGCAATTGGATTGATGTTAATATAACTTTTTCCACCGCCCAAATATTCTGGGCGCTGCAGCCGCGCATCTGGCGATACTACGCCAAAATGGCTCCTTACAATTTCAGTATACCGAGTACCACCACGCGCATCACGCTCGTAAAGCCTTTGAATCTGAAACGCTTCGCGCAGCTGATTAATTGTAGCTGCTGTTGCAGTGCTGAGATCAGCCATCAAAGCGCCGTCACTCGATTGTCCAGGCGCGAAAACATCCACATACAATGGATTACCAGCATTACCACCTGTTGACATCCTTAGCGCGTCACCAGCTGGATTATTCACTGTCAATTTTGTTCCTTGATTTGCAACACTACTAAAAACCGGAGCTTCAGTACCAAGCGGCAAACTAACTGCGTCGCCTTTTTGAGGCCAAGGCAAACAACTAGTAAAATAATCATGGCGCTTGCCACGTTTAAGCATTGTATAATCTGAGAAAGTATCTGGTCCGTCATCCTTATCTACTACGACTGAATCTTGCAGGTTTTCATCTCTAAACCATTCATTCCAAATGAGATTATATGCTCGACCGTGCAAATTGTTCCATGTGAGCTCATTTCCAATTGGAATGCCCATATAGTCAAAGAGGGAATTTGTCGTAACCGTTCCCGACACTGTTGGCACAAGATAATCTGTACTGTCTCCTGGATTGTCCTGTTCTCCACACATTTTCTGCCAGTTTTCCCATACCAACCGATAGGGAACTGCAAAGAAAAATGTTTCAATATAAAGATTGTCCATAATCGGGTTAACAGGCGTTGCTAGCCTGCCAAACCCTGTCATAGAACACGTGAACGTATCGCCCGGCAGCGCTTCATCTACGAAAATCGGTACTAGATAACCAGCGTCAAACGCTGTTTTAACTCCATGATCTCGCTTAAATACCGACCTTTGAATGTCAGCTTTTGGCACACGTGAGAAATCGTGAGACATTGTAGATGGCATTGCGCCGCTCGGACCGAACATTTTAGTTTTCCCTTACTAGTTCACGTAGTTTAATTACTTCGCCTACAGGCTCTGTCTCCAAGTCACCCGACAACTCATTGAACCGTCCGACTCTTTCGAGATGGAAATCCTCGGAATGCCTTGCAAACGGGTGCGTTGGAGTTGATTCGATAAGATCTTGTATGACGCGTATAGCTGTCCCGTCGTTAACTTCACAAAACGGTGCAGCATATGTCTTACTTTTTGCGTCATATACACTATACAATGTTTTCAACATGTTACCCTCCTTAGTTCATGTTCTTTAATCGTCCATAATATACAATACAAGACAATTACTTAGTAGACGCTATAGATTCCTTATAAGAAGTTCAAGTCTTTTTATTTTTATTTCTTCTGACACCCATAGTCGGTCCATAGCTTCATTATACTCATCTATGATTTCTGGCGTCGCTTCTTTTCTTTTTTCCTTAAGCTCCGCCAGTTCCTCTTCAGACAGTAAACTGTCATAATACCTGGGCGGTTTAACCTTATGATTATTAATCACCACATAATCGTGTGGATACACATCCGACTTATATTTTTCTAGCCAAGTTTTTCCGATACCCGGCATTCTTGACATTGTGCAGTATTCCGGTTCCACCGTGGTCCCCTCCCCTGTTAGGGGGCACCACCTTGTATAATGGTCTTCTGCACCATCACCTTTCCATTTTTTCATTATGTACCTTGCTACGTATGCAGCTGATTGAAATGTTACCTCTCCAATCGTGCTGAACCCATAAGGCCATAATTCTTCTAACGCTTCGCTTGTATATAATTTATTACCGTCTCGGTTGGTCCATAATTTTTTATCTTTAAAGTCCAATCCAAATATAACTGCGTGATAATGGGGCCTCTTATTTTGATCCCCATATTCACCGCAATGGAAAAACCTAATATTTTTTCCAAACCTTTTCCTTAATCGCTTCATAAATTTTTGGTACTCACTTACATCAAGCGACATTGGGTTGCTGCGCTTTTCCAAATGCTCTTGATTAAATGTAAGTGTAATAAAGCAATTTTCATTATGCATCTCTGCTTCATGCATAATACGTATCGCCCACTGGCGGCTGTAATTAAGCCGGCAGCCGATACATTGACCACAGGGCAAATTAAAGCCCTTTGCAAAAGCAAAGGGCTTATTAAACACTACTTTCCCTTCGCTTTTATATGCGAGTAGGGGGTGGTAGCACGTCATTAGATACGATATCCACCCCGCATCGGCATCGCGAAGTTTTTGCGCTTAACCTTCATCGCGCCTTTAGTAAAACTCCGCCGCGATGATTTACGTTTCATTTTTTTTCGATACATCTTTTGCCCT